TCCGTACAGCGGAAGCTGGCGTTGAGCGTGCGCAGCAAGAGAAAACACTTGCCCGTGAACTTGCCACCGAGGCAAAAGCTGAATTTGCTGAAAAAGAAGTCGGCGCAAAACAGCGCGAAACGGTTATTGAAAGAGAGAAGAGGCAACAGGCCAAAGAAGCGTTCAGGAACGAGCAGGAGCGCATCCAAGGCATGGCTGTGAACAAGATTCTCGGCAAGGACGCTAAAATGGCTTTAACCAGCATTTTCAAGTCCGACGACCCTGTTGGAATGACCTCTGAAATCATGGCGACTCTGCGTGGCAACAAGCAGGCTGAAGAAGGTTTCAAGAATGCGCTTAGCAGCTATCTCAATGAAAATCTGCGTAGCAATTCACGGGTTGAGACAACGCTCAACAAAGCGGAGCCGGTAAAGCCAGACGAGTTTGCTGCTCTTTTTGGAAAGCTGAACGACTTCCTTACTGAGGGATTGAGAGAGCGGGCCGTGCTGGAGAAGGTGTACGGCAAAGATTCCAAGGAGATGAAAGCTTTGGACATCATTCGCAAGCAGTACGAACTGCTCGCTCGTCCGACAAGAACGACCCAGGGCCAATCACAGACAGCTCTCAGAACCGCGATTGGCAGCAATCTCTCCGACATAAACAAGAACAACTCACTCGGGGCGCTGCAACGCATCGCTGCTGGTCTCGATGAGAAAGTCGGAGCTGGGGCAAGGTTCTTCACCGCTGTTTCGTCACTGCTTCGATTCGCTTCAAAAGGAGACCCGTCTAAAGTTGCCTTGAACATCCTTGTTGAAGCGCAAACCAACCCGAAATTAGCCGCCGAGCTTCTCAGGGGCCAAACACCTGATAGTATCAAGAAACTACGCCCCTACGCTAAGTTCTACGGCCAGAAACAATCCGAAAAGGAGGAAAAGTAACACACCATGCCATACATCATCGAGTCACCTTTCCCGTCGTTCAACGACACCGACGGCTCTCCGCTCAACAACGGTTACGTCTACGTTGGCTCCGCCAACCTGAACCCTGTCACGGACCCGATACCGGTCTACTGGGACGCGGCCCTCACCCAACCCGCTGCGCAGCCAATCCGGACCATCAACGGCTACCTCTCGCGTAACGGCTCCCCAGGGCGCATCTACACGAACTTCATCACCTACTCCTTCCGCGTCACCAACAACAAGGGCGAGCAGGTGTTCTCAGACCTCAACTATACCGACCCGACTTCCAGCGCCGGCAGCACCTACCAGCAGGTCATTACAGCGATTGCAGGACAGACGGTGTTCAACTTAAGCCGCACCTATGTGCCTGGGACCAACAACCTGTTCGTCTATCGCAACGGTCTTCGCCTCATCGTTGGTCAAGACTACAACGAGACCGGCTACAGCCAAGTCACGCTGACGGCTGGCGCCGACAACGGGGATGAGTTCGTGTTCGACATCGGCTACAACTACGACAGCGCCGCCAGCGTCGACGCACAGGACGTCACCTACAAGCTGCCTGCGGTGGACTCGGTGTTCACGAACGTCGAGGAGAAGCTGTCTCAGATTATCAACGTGAAGGACTTCGGCGCGGTCGGGGATGGGACGACTGACGACACTGCGGCGTTCACCGCTGCGGCGGCGTATAGCTCACCGGTTCAGGTTTCCGTTCCTGTTGGTACTTACCTGCTCAACTCTTCTCCAGTGGCATCTTCGAGCGTTTCTTGGCTTGTCGATAGCGGCGCGACATTCACCGGCGCTGGGAGCATCGGCGGTTCTTCTGGAAGGTATTTGCCTCTAGCCAACCTGTCAGCACTTGTGACCGTTACCCAGTTTGGTGCAGTTGGTGATGGGATTGCAGATGATACAGCCGCAATCCAATCGGCGATTGATTACGTTGCTTCGCTTCCAAGAGGAGGAAGCGTTTACTATCCTTCAGGAAGGTATCTGGTAACCTCCCCGCTCACGGTTCAGACGCCTTACGTCAACCAGCGTGGTGACGGAATCTTCTCTTCGCTGATTGTCACAAACACCGATATCAACACGATGATTATCGGGTCAAACCCGATTGAGTCTCTTGAAGGAGTCGATGTTGTTGGGATTGGATTTTACCATTCCAATGCCGTTGGAAAAACCAAGCCGCATCTCACGCTTATCTCTGTTGAGCAGTCTGTTTTCAACGTGTGGATTGGCAATGGTCGATACGGGATTGTGACCTACGGCGGTCAGGGAATCACATTTGACCGTGTTTTCGCCCCAGGCAACTACGTTTCAGGCTCACCCACCTTGAACTCTGCCGAAGGCATCATGCTTCGGTCGGCATCCGAAGCGGTTGGGTACACCTTGGGAGCAACGGCAGTTGACTTGCCCACTGAGGTAAACTTCAACAGCATTTACATCAACGGCCCTTCAATGGCTGGGTGGCAGTACGGTGTTTCAATCTACGCTGGAGAACACATAACGTTCTCTGGCGACTTCTACGTTGGGCAGTCAACGGTCAACAATGTCCACATTGAACAGCAAGCTACGAACAAGCTCATTCTTGAGGTGAAACTTGAGAAGGGTGGATACATTGACGCCGCTGGAACGGCTGGTATTTGGATTGGTGGCCCTTCTGGCAACGGAAGTCAGTACATTGGATCGGTCAGCATCGCTTGCGACGTAAAAGGACAGAGCGGAGACGGTCTAAAGGGCATCTACATCGACGGAACTTCACGAGGAGGTAGTTTCCCTCAAGCTGTTCGCAACCTGTCTTTAACGGGCAACGTGAGCGGTTTTAGAGGCAATGGGATTGAGATTGGTGGAGGCGTGAATATTGACATCACTGGGGTCAAGGCTTGGGGCAACTCTTTCCTTGCCGCAAACCAAGGCTCGGGCCTTGTGCTTGGCCCAAGTGTAACCGTGTGCAATGTTACCGGAGGGCATTTTGGAGGCGGCACATACGGAGATGGCACGGGCAACCAAACATACGGTATCAGCGTGGACAATGCTGCCTTTCGCGTGACGCTCAATGGCGTTGACTTGAGAGGTAACCAAGCCGCCTTAAACTGGAGCAACAATGCTGATACTCGGCAAAACCAAGTGTTCAACTGCGCTGGATTTAACGGTGGAAGAGCTGCCGCCGCTCCGTCCATGGCAGCTTCAGCTACCAACTACACAAATCCCTTTGGGTCTCCTGCTGCTGTGCTCATATTCGGAGGCACCGTTTCTTCGATAAAGCTCAACGGAACGCAGATGTTTTCAACGACCGTCAACGCTCCCATACCTGTTGGAATCAACGATGTGCTGAATGTGACATACACAGTCGCGCCATCGTGGGTATGGTGGCCTCAGTAACCACACCACACACCTATGAGCAGCAAAGCATTTCAGAACGCAGACAAGCTGAACGAGATTATCTCTGTTATTCAGTTCGGAGCTGTTGGCAATGGCGTTACAGACGATTCTGCGGCGATTCAAGCCGCAATCAATGGCGGTGGAACAGTGCTGATTGATGTTCCGTGCGCCCATGCGTCTACAATCACGCTCAAGAACAATTCCAACTTAAGCTTCGGCCCTGCTGGAAAGTTGATTTATACAGGTCCGCGCAATGGTGTTGCCGTGCAAACCGACCAAACAACGGTTGTACAAAATGTGCGATGGGAGGGAATGCGTCTTGATGTGGGAGCTTCATTTACTGGCGTTGGCCTTGCCATCCACAGCGCCCATAACATCTACGCTGATGTCATAACGCTCAACATGAGCGGCACCACAAGCAAAGCCATCACCATTTACGCAGACAGCACAGGTGGCGAGAGCGCGTTGACGAAAAGAAATGTCACTCAGTGCGTCTTCGGCAGCATCGATATTCAGGGAACCTGCGGGACCGGAATCGAGACTGGCGGAGTAACTTCCGGATACGATGCCACACCGCAGGTTGTAACGCTTAACACCTTTGGAAGCGTCTTCATTCAAGACAGCAAAGTTTTTGGGCTGAACTTTGTGAACTGGACCGATAACAACATCTTTCCAGGGTATGTGCGTGTTGCAATATCCGCAAACAACGCAATCGGAGTCCAGATTGGCGGACCAAGCGCAGTAACAAATCAGGGTGTCTACTCGATGACGTTCGGCCATCTTGCTGTTGACGCATTTGGCGTGCTCAGTGGTCGTATCGGCATAAAGATTGAACGCTCCAAGCTGACGCGAATCGTTGCCTTCTACTGCAATCCGGTTCCAGAGGGAGGCGTACTTGTCACAGAGGCAACAGCAATCAGTTACGACATTGACCGTCAAGTTGACTCCACGGGCGAGTTCATCAAGTACGCTCGCGGATTCTCCTACGTTGACGAGGCTGGATTCAATAGCACACCAGTGCTTTCGCTGGCAGACGACACCGCAACATCGGTTTATGTCATCAACCCGAATGACGCTGGCGCGTACCTTTGCGGTCTTGTAACTCTGGCCTCGAACTCTCAAAACGGAAACGGTCTTGGATGGTTCAAGGTGTATAAGGGATCAGGGGCAGGCTCACCTGCAATCAACAAGTATGCAGGAGATGCGTTTTTCAATATGCAAACAGGCCCTTTGACTGGCACAACAGGGCCAGATAACCGCATCACAGTCAGCGCCAACAATGATGGAAGGTTGTACGTCGAAAATCGGATTGGTGCCGCTGTAGAGATTCGCCTCTCCTTGCTTTCGACAAACCAAGCAAGCTAACCCCATGCACCACCTCGCCCACACGCTCATCGCTCTCGCCATCCAGTCGGTCATCGCCATGGTGACCGGCAACTGGTGGACTGGCGCGGCTGCTGGATCGGCGTACTTCGTGGGGCGTGAGTACGCTCAAGCCGAGTACCGCAACATCGAACACAACTACGGTGGGCGGCGTGCGAATATGCCCTTCTGGGGCGGTTTACAGCCCCGTGCATGGACGCTCAAGGGCATCACTGACTTCGTTTACCCAACCGCTGCGGTTGTCGCCGTGGCACTCATTGCAAAACACACACACCCATGAAATACATCCTCGCTCGTTTAATGGAGCCGTCCACATGGCGCGGCATTATCAGCCTGCTCACGGTCTTTGGAGTTCGTATTGCGCCCGACCAAGCAGACGCTATTCTCACCGCCGGCGTGAGCGTATATTCCGCCATCAACATCTTTCGTAAGGAGAAACCGTGATTGCCGACATCTCGTTTGAACCCATGGTGAACCAACTTGTTGCTCAAGGACCGCTGGCGTGCGCGATGGCAATCGCTATCTGGTATCTCTCACAGAAGATTCGCGAGTGCGAGGACGACCGGAAAGAGCTGTGGAAGAAGGTTAGCGAAATCTCTGAGCGGTTCTTCACCGAGCACAAATGAACATCTCAGACGCGGGTCTAAAGCTCATCATCGACTTTGAGGTTGGCGGCGGTGAGGAGTACTACCGCAAGTTTCTTCAGAGCCCGACGTGGCCTGGGGAGCAAAGCGGCGTCACGATTGGAATTGGCTACGACTTGGGCTACACCACACCGCAACAGTTCTCGGAAGCGTGGGAGGAACTGCTCCCCGAGTCCGACTACCTTGCGCTCACCGCCGCCCTTGGAGTCAAGGCAAACGCAGCCCGCGAACTCCTGCACGCCTCGCCCGCAATGCGCTCTATCGTGGTGCTTTGGCAGAAGGCCGTTGATGTCTTCCAGAAGAACACGCTGCCCATGTTCTACCTCCGGATGCTGCGCATTTACCCGCAGGCCGAAGACCTTCCAGACGAGGCGCGGGACGCTCTTATCTCGTTGGTATTCAACCGTGGCACAGCCCTCGCGGGGGACAGGCGATCGGAGATGCTGGGCATCCAGAACGCGATGCGTGACCGCCGGTTCTACGACGTACCGGAACTCATCCGATCGATGAAGCGTTTGTGGCCGAATACCAAAGGCTTACAACGCCGCAGAGACGCTGAAGCGGCTCTCTTCGAGAAGGCGCTTGAGCCTAAGCGTAAGCGATAAACTCAAGGCCCTTGCCTTTGATTTGCGGGAGCATACCGTTCTCGTCGTAAATCCCTGCGCCCTTAGGGATAATGGTGTCCGGAGGCAGTGCGCTTCCCATAGTGGCAATGGGCCCCGAGTCGGAGTGTACCTTCGGGGCGAGCACAACCATCCCCGCTTGGATGCCGTGAACACCGGTGTATTTCTCAATCAGAGCGTCAAAAGAGACAGGTTCCATGGCCCAACACGTTGCAAGGAAGCAGCTTGCGACAAAAGGAAAAAAGATGTTGCGATACGCAAAAAATGCGTACATCTTCATCCCCGCCATGAGCTACCAAATCGATGCGAGGCACATGGTCTTCCGGTTCGGGGGAAAGAACCTGCTCTGGAAGAAGTTGGTGTTGGCGGGTGTACTTGTGCAACCGAGAACAATATCAACATGGATTCGCAGACGGAAAATCCCGCTGGAGAAGTTTGCGGCGCTGGTTGCGCTTGCACACCGCGAAGGCTGGGTGCTTCGACTCGAAGACGTGTGCCATAAACTGAAACGTGAACTAGAAAATGAACCTGAAAAAAATGCGGGAGGAGATAGCCAAACGGCTCACAAAAATCTCCGCCCTTGAAGAAGAAATCCAAACGCTGGAGCAGGCCGTCATGCAAGAGCATGGGGCGAACCTCCAGAACCTGCTAGCAGAGTCGGGCCGTGGATACGGCTCACTCACAACGGAAGTGGACGGCGTAAAGCTGACGTACGAAGTCAAGGCGACCTACCTGTGGGATCAGGGCAAGTTGCAGGCTCTGTACGAGTCGCTGCCGCTGGCTGACGCACGGGAGCTTGTCACCACCAAAATGTCGGTGTCGTCCAAGACCATCGAGCGCATCGGCAACGAAGACGTGCTGCGGCGCGTTATGGAGGCGCGTACCACCAAGTTCAGCGAACCCCGTATCACCTTCGTAAAATGAGCCTGCGCATCATTAAGGCAGACGAGCGCCTCAAGCGCACCTCGGACTGCGTGAAGGCGGTTGTGTTCGGCCCTGCCGGTGTTGGTAAGACCTACCAAGCACGCACGCTGGACGCGAAGAGCACGCTCTTTGTTGACCTCGAGGCCGGCACGCTGGCGCTGGGCAAAGATTGGAAGGGCGACTGCCTTGACATTCGCGGCACGTCAAACGAGATGGGCGCTCATCCGTGGGAGCTGGCGAAGGCCATCGCCCTGTGGCTGGGTGGACCGGATCCTGCGGACGCCAACGGCTCTTACTCGAAGTCGGCGTACGAGTCCGTTGTTAAGGCGTTCGGGCCGGCGTCCGGACACGAGCAGTATGAAACGCTGTTCGTTGACTCCATCACCGTTGCAAGCCGGATGTGCTTCGCATGGTGCCAGCAGCAACCGGAAGCGTTCAGCGACAAGACCGGCAAGCCCGACACCCGTGGGGCCTACGGGCTTCTTGGACGCGAGATGATTCGTTGGGTGACCCAACTACAGCACTGCCACAAGAACGTGGTGCTGGTGGGGATTCTGGAGCAGCAGGAGGATGAGTTAAAGAGGAAGTACTGGGACGTTCAAATCGAGGGCTCGAAGACGGGTCGCGAGTTGCCTGGTATCTTTGACCTCGTTCTGACGCTTCAGAACTTCGAGGCAGAGGACAAGTCGCAATAC